GTACATAATCTTAGACCACATTACTATTGTATTAAGTGGACTCGATGGAGATGACAGAAAAAATCTTGATATAGTTGTCACTAAGCTTCGTTCATTATGCCAAGAGTTAGATATTTCTATCATCATGGTTAGTCACTTAAAAAGGCTTGAAGGAAATAGAGACCATGTAGACGGAGTTCAAATTTCATTAGGTCATTTAAGAGGTAGTGGAAGTATCGCTCATCTCTCAAATCTTTGCATAGGTTTTGAAAGAAATCAGCAGGGAGACAACCCAAATTTAATGAATGTCAGAATACTTAAGAATAGATTTAATGGTGTGACTGGCGTGGTGGATTACTTGGAGTATGACAATGAAACAGGACGATTATTTAACGCAACAGGAAATGGAGCAGAGGGTGGAAGACAAAGTGATTTCTGATTTTGTTTCTAATTTTTTAGAAGAAGACCCAGATTATTTTAGACTGAAAAAAATGGATAAAGCAATTACTCATAATATTTATAAAGTTGTAGTTCGAGCAGTAATGCGAGTGACACAATACGATAATGTTTATCCAGTAATTTTAGCAAGCGATAGTCCTTCAGCAAATTTATTACAAGAAGCACTCAATAAAGTTGATGGCGTATTAGGTAATATTGAAAACATAAAAATTAAAATAGTAAATTAATGACAACACTTATATTTGACTTAGAGTCTAATGGTCTTTTGGATACTATGGATACAATTCATTCATTAGTTATAAAAGATTTAGATTCAAAAAGAATTTTTAGTTACAAACTTTCACAATGTAAAACTGGACTAAGACAATTAGCAGACGCAGATGAAATTGTTGGACACAACATTTTAAAATTTGATATTCCTGCAATTCAAAAAGTATTTCCAGATTGGACATACAGAGGAAAAGCTATTGATACGCTTGTTTGCTCACGATTAATATGGGCAGATATAAAAGAAAAAGATTTTAAACATATTAAGAAAAGTAATTTTCCAACCAACATGATTGGCAGGCACAGTTTAGAAAGCTGGGGTCATAGAATGGGAATATTAAAAGGTGACTTTGAAACTGATTGGAAAAATTGGTCTCCAGAAATGCAGATATATTGTGAACAAGATGTTGAAGTAACTTATGAATTATACAAAAAGATTTTAGCAAAAAATTATTCTCAGACTTCCATAGATTTAGAACATGAATTTCAAAAGTGTATTATCAAACAAGAAAATCATGGTTTTCATTTTGATAAAAATAAAGGTGAAGAACTTTATAAACTATTGGCTCAACGTAGAGCACATCTAGAACAAGAATTACAAAATTGTTTTCCTGCTTGGCACGAAGATATTGGTGAGTTTATTCCTGCAAGAGATAATAAAACTTTAGGCTATGTTAAAGGTGTAGCCATACACAAAATAAAAAAGTTTGTTTTTAATCCTGCAAGCAGAGACCACATTGCTAATAGACTTCAAGCTTTAAGAAATTGGAGACCAACAATTTTTTCTCCAAATGGAAAACCAGTTGTTGATGAAAAAGTTTTATCAGAATTAAATTACCCAGAAGCAGAACTGCTATCTGAATATTTAATGATTAATAAAAGAATAGGTATGCTTGCTGAAGGTAATCAAGCGTGGCTTAAATTAGAAAGAAAAGGAAAAATACATGGTTCAGTTATCACTAATGGAACAAATACTGGACGTTGCACTCATAGGGCTCCGAATGTTAGTCAAGTGTGCAGTGTTGATGTACCATATGGTAAAGAGTGTCGTTCTCTCTTTACTGTGCCTACTGGTTATAAGTTGGTGGGTGTTGACGTTAGTTCTCTCGAGCTTGCTTGCTTATCCCATTATATATCTCCATTCGATAACGGAGAATTTATTAAGGAAGTTACTCAAGGCGACATTCATACACTTAATCAAAAACGAGCAGGACTAAAATCTAGAAAGCTTGCAAAGACTTTTATTTACGCCCTAAACTATGGAGCTGGTGATGGACGCATAGGTGAAATAGTTGGTGGTAATTCTAAAGATGGTAAAGCAGTTAAAGAAAAGTTTTTAAAAAATACTCCTGCATTAAAAATCTTACAACAAAAAGTAAGAATGAAAGCACAACAACAAGGATATTTAAAAGGACTAGATGGAAGAAATTTAGACTTTAGGTCTTTGCATAGTGCATTTAATTTATTGCTACAATCAGCAGGCAGTATCATAGTTAAAAAAGCGACAGTCCTATTACATAATAAATTAGGTGAGCTCGGATATAAGTATGGAGAAGACTGGTCAATGGTTGCTCACATACACGATGAATTTCAATTACAGGTTAAAGAAACTTTGGCAGACACTATCGGTAAAATTGCAGTGCAATCTATAAAAGATACACAAGATGTATTTGATTTTAGATGTGCTCTTGATGGTGAATACAAAGTAGGGGGCAACTGGGCAGAAACGCATTAGGTGGCAAAATATAATGACGACAAAAAATTTGATGTTGATTTAAAATATGGACAAGCGAGGGAAAAAGAAATTGCTCACATATTAGAAAAAGGAAAATTAGAAGTTAAGACAGAGAGAGATTGGTGGTGGCGTACAAATAAAGTTGCCATTGAAGTTGAGAGTTATGGAAAACCTTCTGGAATAAAAACAACAGAAGCAAAATACTGGGTACATATTTTGCGTAAAGGTAATCAAACATATGCACGTATAATTTTAGATGTAACTTTATTAAAAAGATTATGCAGAAAATATAAAGATAGCTGGCAAATGGTAGGCGATAATAAAGCGTCTAGAGTTATCTTAATTCCTCTTAAAGAAATTTTAGTTTATGACGAAAACATTACCAAAAATAATTAAGGTAGGACACTTTGATATAGAAATTAAAGTTTTACCAACAAACATTTCAACGGAAGTCTGTGGGGAAGAAGGAAGCTTTCATGCAAGACAACGTATAATTTATTTAGCTGAAGATATTGTAGAAAAAGGTGGAGCAGATTTAATTTGTGTTTTGATACATGAATTAATGCACGTCATTTATTTTCAATATGGCTTATCAAGTTCTTCTTCTGAAGAAGATGTAGTGAACGCTATGAGTAATGGCGTCACCGAATTGCTGACACGCACTGAATTAAAAAAAATCATTAATAAAATATTGAGGTGAAAATGATTGATTATAATAATCGTACAATGCTCGTTGATGGAGACATCATTGCATTTATGAGTTCTGTCCAAATGGAAGAACCTATTAAATGGGATGATGACACATGGACTCTTCATGCAAGCGAAAGCAAAAGTATTGATAAACTCTGTGATACGATTGAGTATTACAGACAAATATTATTTTGTAAAAATGTAGTCATTGCTCTTTCTAGCAAGACTAACTTTAGGAAGAAAATTTATTCGTTATATAAATTTAATAGAAAAGGTATGCGTAAACCTTTAACGTATCTTCCTTGTCTAGATTATATGCGTGAGAATTTTAATACTTACGAAATGCCTTATCTAGAAGGCGATGATGTTCTTGGAATATTAGCAACGTCAGATATGATTAAAGGGGAAAAAGTTATCTTAACTAAAGATAAAGATTTAAAAACTATTCCTTCTACAATCTGGTTTATGCAAGGTGATGATTACACTGAAGTTTCTGAAGATGAAGCAAACTTAAATCATATGATACAAGCTTTGCAAGGAGACGCTACAGATGGAATTAGTGGATGTCCTAGTATTGGAATTAAAACAGCTACAAGATTATTAGAGCCAGTTAAGGATAGTCCAAAGAAAATGTGGGAAGTAGTTCTCAATCAATACAAAAAACAAAATCTAGATAGCAAGTATGCTTTGCTGATGGCAAGACTTACTCGAATATGTCGTGCTTCAGATTATAACTTTGAAAGGAAAAGACCAATACTATGGAAGCCAACAACAATTTAACAAAAGATTTTTTAGAAGAAGCACTTAATATAACTGCTGGAAGTCGTCATAAAATTTATGGTGATAAAATAAAGAATCATTGCAACATAGCTTCCTTATGGAGTGCTTATCTTGGAAGAGAAATAACAGCAAGAGATGTCGCTTTAATGATGACACTATTAAAAATAGCACGAACTAAAATAGGTTCACATAATGCAGATTGTTATGTGGATGGTGCCGGTTACATGGCAATCGCTGGGGAAATCGCAGATGATAATTCTGATGATACACTTCCTCGACAGTTAGAATTGAACCTTTAACCGACACCATAAAGACAATGACTCAAAACAATAAAGACTTAAAACCCATTCCTCCTTTCGATAAGTCTTTATTGGAGTCATTGGATGAACGATTTCCAGAGCAATGTGCCGAGGTAAATCAAACAATAAATGAAATAATGTTTAAAGCTGGTCAACGAAGCGTAATACGTTTCTTGATGGAGGAATTTAAACAACAACAAGAAGGTAAATAATATGTGTTTTGGTGGTGGAGGTGGAGGTCAGCAACAAGAAAAAACTGACACAACAACTCAAACAACTGGAAGTCCTGCTGTAACAAATGAGCAAACTTCTCCTGCAACAGCAGAGGAAGATAGCACAATGAACGCAGACACAACGATTAACTCGAAGAAAAAAGGAAAGAAAGCTTTAGTAATTCCTTTAGCTACTGGTTCATCTGGGGTTCAAACTCCTTAAGTTTTAAATGCAGTATGAAAATGAGAATACTGCTCACAGTCGGTATTCAGCTTGTCAGTTAGACAGAAACCTATTTTTAGATAGAGCAAGGGAAAGTTCAGAATTAACTATTCCTACCTTAATTCCACCAGATGGAAACAACAACACAACAGATTACCCAACGCCTTATAATTCAATTGGTGCGAGAGCAGTT